TCCAGTAGGTGCGGATGTGGTGCTAACGCTACGAAGATTGTCTCAGCCACCTCCAACATCCTAGAGGGTGCTTCTGGGGATTTCCCCGGTAGGCACATGAAGTGGGTCAAGGAGCATGAGAAGGCTGGGACCAACTAACGGAAATCCTGCGGGGCAACTTCCATTTTATTTCTCCATAACCTATGAAGGCGGGGTAAGTTTACAATGTCAAGAGCGACACTTATTGATGAGCGTAAGGATGAAGATCAGGAACCAGTAGATCAGTTAGACACACAGGATACCACAGAGACTCCTCAAGAGCAAGAGCCAGAGGAACAACCTCAGGAGCCTGAGTTACCGGAAAAGTACCAAGGTAAGTCTGTAGAAGACCTAGTGCAGATGCACCAAGAGCTTGAGAAGTTTACAGGCAAACAGAGTACGGAGATAGGTGATCTACGGGGCGTTGTTGATGACTACATCCAAACACAACTCGCAGAAAAACAAGCACCTCAACCACAGCAACAACTAGACGATGAAGATGATGATGTAGATTTCTTTGTTGATCCTAAGACGGCTGTTAGTAGAGCGATAGATAACCACCCGAAGATACGAGAGGCGCAAGAGTACACTGCACTAGCTAAAAAGCAGTCTACTATGGCACAACTTCAACAGCAACATCCGGATATGGAAGCAGTGCTTCAAGATCCTAAGTTTGCTGAGTGGATCAAGGGGTCTAAAGTTCGAACACAATTGTTTGTTCAAGCTGACCAGCAGTACGATTACGATGCGGCACACGAGCTATTTAGTAACTGGAAGGAACGTAACCAAGTAGTTCAACAGACCGCACAGGCTGAGAAAGCCGCCCGTAAGAGTGCAGTAAAGTCAGCGAGCACAGGCAACGCTCGTGGATCAGCAGAAGGGTCACGTAAGAAGGTTTATCGTCGTGCTGACATTATTAAACTTATGAAGAACGACCCCGAGCGATATCAAGCCCTATCAGACGAACTTCTGAAGGCATACGCTGAGGGGAGAGTTCGATAGCCTAAAGGAGACTTATCATGTCTACAGGATCATCAGCTTACCCCGGTCCCGCCGGTATTACTAACGTCGATACAGCGGCTACCTTTATTCCAGAAATCTGGAGTGATGAGGTAATCGCGGCTTACCAAAAGAACCTCAAAATGGCTCCCCTCGTTAAGCGAATGGGTATGTCAGGTAAGAAAGGCGACACCATTCACGTACCTAAGCCTATCCGTGGCGAAGCTAACGCTAAAGTCAAGGATACCGCTGTTACCATCCAAGCGAACACCGAAGAAGAACTGTTGATTAACGTGGATCAGCACTTTGAGTACTCGCGTCTGATTGAGGACATCGTAGAAGTACAGGCGCTGTCTTCACTGCGTCAGTTCTACACAGAAGACGCTGGTTATCAGTTGGCTGTCCAAGTTGACACCTCTCTGATTAACTGTGCTACTGGTTTTGGTGACGGAACTCGTACTGCTAACCCGTCATCGGGCGCTGATTGGGTCAACTCTGCTAGCTGGATGTTTGACGCTGACACTGTTGTGCCTTTCACCGCTGGTGGTACTGCCGCCGCGTTTAACGACGAAGGCTTCCGTGAGGCCATCAAGGTCCTCGACGATGCTAACGTACCTATGGACAGCCGATACTTGGTTATCCCTCCGTCAGCCCGTCGTGACATCATGGGTATTGACCGATACGTGTCTAGTGACTTTGTCAACGGACGCGCTGTTGAGTCAGGCCTCATCGGTAACCTCTACGGTGTAGACGTATACGTGTCGTCTAACTGCCCCACTCTGGACACAGGTGTTCGTGGTTGCTTGTTCTTCCACAAGGACGCTATTGTTCTCGCGGAGCAGATGGCTGTACGTTCGCAAACCCAGTACAAGCAGGAGTACCTCTCAACTCTGTACACTGCTGACACTCTGTACGGTGTAGAAACCTACCGTCCTGAGGCTGGTCTCATCTTGGGCGTAGCCGCTTAAGACTAGTAACACAGGGGTCAGCAATGGCCCCTTTTCCTTTCTCTGTGTTTTCAGGAGCGTTCTATGCCTATTTACCGAGGTGATGGTGGTTCAGGTGATGCGACTACAGACGCTTATGCGTCGAAGATTGCCCAGTACGCCGCGAGTGCTTCTGAAAGCGCACAGGAGGCAAGCCACAGTGCTCAGAGTGCTGAACAAGCCAGAGTAGCTACTGAGGCTCTCTACGATGACTTTGACAAGCGTTACTTAGGCCCTAAGGCCGTTGAGCCGACTACAGACAACAAAGGTGACCCTCTGGAGACAGGGGCCTTATTCTTCAGTACTACTGACGATGCCATGTACATGTACAACGGTGCTGTGTGGCTGTTCTTAGGTGGCTCTGGTGGCGGTGGTATACAACTAGACGATCTATCGGTTACCGTGGACCCTGTAGGGACTGCTAACCTAGAGTACAACGACAACAACGGTGTGTTTACGTATACACCCCCTGACTTAGCGCCTTATGTTAAATCTTCAGATGTCTCTAGTTACGGGTTTATCACAGCAGACTCTACTGACACTTTGACCAATAAATCAGGCAACATCAGCCAGTGGACTAACGACAGTGGCTATATATCAGGTAACGAAACTATTACACTGACTGGTGCTGTGACAGGCTCTGGTACAACTTCTATAGCAACTACACTGTCAACCATTGACGGAGGCTCATATTAATGGCTACTAAAATTATTACTAAGACTGGTTCAGGTGCTCCCACAACAAGTGAGGTAGACAGAGGTGAACTAGCGGTTGACCTAACGAATAAGCAACTGTACACCAGTGACGGTACTGAAGTTATTAAGCTGGGCAGTGGCTCCGGTGAAGGCCAGTGGTCTCTGGCCTCTAATGGCGATGACATCTACTACAACGATGGCAACGTCGGCATCGGCAGAGAGCCAACAAACACTTTAGACCTTGTTGGTGGAATAACAGTCCAGCAAGCCGCTGACATCAAGTGGCAAAACACTGCCAGAGATGCAACCTATGGCGGCATCAAAAGCACTGCAAGCAAGTTTAGCGTGACATGGGATGGTTCCGATAAGGTCACCGTCGACGCCAACGGAGACGCCACGTTCGATGCGAATCTCGCCTACTTTAATTCAGTGGACGATGCGGCACAGGTGATTGTGAGTTCCAGAAACGCTGGGGATGGGTTCATATCTCAGACCAGATATCACTCTAAAAGCGCTGGGGGAGCCAATGTCGGTGGCGCAATAGGTCACGATGGCGACAACCTTTGCCTATCGGGGGTTACAAGCCTAACTGAGGCAAAGCACGTAACAATAGACAACAACGGCAATGTTGGTATTGGCACGGATAATCCTAGTCCAAATGGGCCATTAAGTATTGAAAGGGACGGTGCAAACAGCACTGAATTCAACATTTCCTTAACAAACGGCACAAACGACAAGGAATGCGTTGTCAACTTTGGTAAGGATTTATCGAACTCAGACCGATATAGAGGAAGAGTATTTTATCAGGTTGACAACGATGTAATGGGTTTCTGGACTGCCGCCACAGAGCGTATGCGCATCGACGCCGATGGCAAAGTCGGAATCGGAGGCCAACCCTCACGCTCTGCTGAAGAAATCGCCAAGGAAGCCAAGGACACCCTAGCTAGCTGGAAGTCTACCTTTGACGAGCGGCTGAAGGCTGAACCCAAGGCCGACAAGAAGGCTGTCACGCTTGAAATCACAGACGATGCCTTTGAGGTACTACCTACAGAGGAAGCCCTTGCCGAGTGGATGGAGACACGGGCGGCTGGGGATAAGCTACAGGTTAACGGTAGCGGTAGCTTCAGCGGCTCCGTCACTGCTGGTTCTGCTAGCACATCTCAAAACGGGGTAACTATCTATCATAACGGAGTTGTCTATGCCTCTAGAGACACCTCAGGTGATGTCTCAGTATGGAGAGGGTTTGGTGCTGGGGTAGAAACAAGCAAGATTAATTCCAACGGCGACGCGACGTTCAGCGGCACCGTTAATTCTGGTGCTTTACGACCGAAGTATGGCGCATCTACCGACTTAATAATTGACGCAAAAAATGCGGGTGGCACCACCTGCTTTTCTGTTGACGCAAGGGGCGATGGTAATTTCTTTGGCACAGTAAACAGCACCCGTATACTTGCGGATCACTTAGTCCAAGACGGCGCACCTGTGGTTGACTCCTTGCAGATCATACGAGCCTTTATGAAGCTACGGGATGCTGTAGACGATCCTGATTCATCTGTTGAGGAACTACGGGACAAGCTCAAGGTAGCTGTGGTAGACATCATTGACCAGTTTCAAGAGTTGGTTGACGCTGTAGAGCCAGAAGTCAGCACAATGCCTGCGCCTGAAGATTCCTGACCTGAGAGGGATACAGTAGATGTTAGAATACAACGTCACTAGAGACGATTTTGAGTCGGACGAGGACTGGACAAAGTTTATCTTTGACTTAAACAGTGACGTTAATAGTCCTTATTACGGAACAGCTAATGTAACAGGAAGTTACGCACTGCGTCCGGGGTACATTCTGTCCTTCTATCAGCGGGGGTCTATGGACGCCCTCGCTCTGCAGGAGATGTTTAATGTCATAGACCCTAACGACAACTTATTCCCTAGTTTGCTAGAGCAGAACGGACTGACAGACCAGTACAACTCTGACGTTGAGTTTCTTAGCGAAGTAAACCGATGGCTAGCTGAGCTAGAGATCTTTTTACGAGGGGATCAGGGAGAGGACGATGACGGACGCTTTAGAGCGATAGAAGCCCGTGAGTGGCGTGAGCTACTAGAGGACTTCAAAGACGGTGACGCTACTGTTCGTCAGGTTAGAGATTTCTTTGATGAAGTCTCTTACCTACCAGAGTTAGACGGGTGGAACGACTACGTAAACGACATTACCGGCACTAGTCCCTTTAGATCGCCTAGGACTTGGGAGGAAGTCAAAAGAGTACTAGAGTCTAACGGGTACACACCAGAAGAAATACAGTCTGTAAAGGACTCTATTAGAGCACCCGGAGGAGAGTTTCAGGGAAGCATAGTACTCCCCGGAATCCTCAGGGATTTAGGGTACGACGATGCTGGTTGGTGGGACGTAAGGCCAGCCGCAGGACAGCCTTGTGAAATAACTGGTGGTTTTGGTACTTATGATGCTGACGGAAACTGTCAAGACTCAGGACTTACCGGACAAGAAGGCGACCCCTGTGGATACGGTGGAGTAAGAGATGAGTACGGGAACTGCATAAACCAAGATTACAGTTGTGACAACGAACTGTACGCAAGCAACAACCCCGGTGAGTGTGGCGATTCTGGCGAAACAGACGACGAATACTGTGCCGCTAATCCAGATGACCCAGAGTGCGTAGACAAAGGCTTTAGTGACTACGCAGAAGAAGTTGGTGAAGATGTAGCTAATACCGCTAAAGGCATCTACGACGAGTTTAAAGACACAATCACAGAGTGTGTAGACGGTCCGTTAGACTGTATTAAGAAGATTGGAGACGTTCTAGCGGAGCAAGGCCTGCCAGAAGAATGTGTGGGAATGGAAGACCCGTTCTTCTGTACAGAGAAGAGTATTGAGGATGGCGGCAAGGCCTGCTGGAAAGACTGTGTAAACTTTAGTGTACTTTCTGGCTTGCCTATACCAATCCCGATGCCTCCGGGCATGGTTGACGTTGGTACGTACCGTGACTTTGAAAACGGTCTCAAAAAGATAGGCAAGACAATAGGCGATATCGTTGAAGGCAACGCTGACTGTGGTCCTGACAACGACCAAGAGTGTACCTTTGGTCAGGTTTTAACTGATTTAAAAGACTGGGTTCTCGACAACGTACAGGATGCTATGGACGGCATCAGTGACTACGACTTAGATGATGCTTACGACTGGCTGAAAGGCATTTTGGGTAGTGTGTTTGCTACTGTCATCTGGGAAGAGACAAAAGACGAAGTAGCAGATGTAATTGGCGTTAATCTTCCGATAACAGGGGAAACCAAAGAGTGTCCTGATCCGGCTAACCCCGGACAGACGATTACAGTACCCGCTGACCAAGAGTGTCCTGAAGTACCAGTGGACAACTGTGAAACCTCTCAGTTTGGTTGTTGCGAAGACGGAACGACTACTAAAGCAGATTCAGCAGGAACTAACTGTGAAGAGTATACACCAGACTACGGGATGTGTGACGATGGTCTGACTCCAAAAGAAGACGCAGAAGGCACTAACTGTCCACCCGGAGAGCCTATAGTTAATGAGAATGACCCCTGTGAGCTAGAGGACGGAAAGCCGGGAACATATCAGTACGTAGGAGATGAACTTCAGTGTATTCCTGACGATGATGGTACTGATGACGGTGATACGGATGACGGTACTGACCCCATCTGTGACAGCCCTAGGCCTGCTTTTGATGGTTCTTTTGATTCACAGTTTGCGGGGCGAGAGTGGGACCGAGCTTGTGAGGAAACTCACTGCACAGACGGAACTAGGAAGGTAGAAGGCTTTGATTGCGACGGCAACCCAACGGGACCGCAAACCTGTGAAGAGCAAGGCCTCCAAACAGACCCAGAAACTGACCAGTGTTTAACTCCAGAGGATTTTTGTGCTAAGTACCCAGACGCGGAGGGGTGTGCAACAGAAGACCCAGAAGACCCAGAGCCAGAAGAGGAGTGTACTAAGCCTGACGGTACGCCTACAGGCGCTACTCCGTCCTCAGGTTGTGAGCAGTGTCCTGACGGGTACACTTTTGACTTTGACGGCGTCTGTCAGCCGGACGGTGGGACTATAGACTGTGCTCAGTACAACAGAGAGACAAACGAAGACGGAACCTGTGGTGGCTGTTTGCCCGGATTCCAGAAGGACACTACACTGCCTAACGAGCCGTGTGTACAGATATTCGACGGGTGTCCTGCAGGGTTTGAGTTAGTCAACGGAGAGTGTACTGCAATCCAGTGTCCTGAGGGTCAGTCGTACTGTGAGTCTACAGGACAATGCGAAGAGCCACAGAACTGTCCGGGAGGCCCTTCTGAGGGAGGCTCCGGAGGCGGCGGTGGAGGTGGAGGTTTTGCTGGACTCAACATACAGCCGTTGGGAATCGAAGGAGATCCACAGCTACTTGGACGCCAAAGGTTTGGACAGCAGGACTTCCTGACGCCCCTGTTCACAGGTAACCAAGGCGGCGGGGCTGATTTCCCTATCGCTCGCTTCTTGCAAGGAAAAGGTGACATAGTATGATGACGTACTTAAACATAGTAAACAACGTGCTTAGACGCCTCAGGGAAGAGGAAGTCTCTAGCGTACAGTCTACTACGTACAGCAAGATGATTGGGGACTTTGTTAACGACGCAAAGTCTATGGTCGAGGAAGCGTGGGACTGGTCTGCACTAAGGACCACCCTGACCGTAGAGACAACCAAAGACATCTTTAACTACGCGATGACGGGCGCAGGGAACTCCTTTAAGATTCTCCACGCGTACAACGACACAGACAACTGGGACATGGAGTACCGTACGCCCATCTGGTTTGACCATCGTTACATGATGCAAGAGCCTGTCTCTGGCCCCCCTAGGTACTACACGTTTAACGGTGTTGACGCTGACGGGGACACTCAGATAGATCTGTACCCTAAGCCTTCTGAGGACGGTACGATTCTACGGTTCAACGTGGTAAACCGAGGTGAGATTACAGACGGCGTGGGTGACGTTGTACGTCCTAAGCTTCTAGAGAATGACACTGACAAGGTGCTTATTCCTTACTTGCCTGTACTCCATCTTTCGGTGGCCTTAGCGTCTCGTGAGCGTGGGGAGACAGGAGGTACGTCTACCCCTGAGTACTTTGCTATGGCTGATAAGTACCTAAGTGACGCTATCGCTCTAGACGCACAGAAGCACCCTGAAGAAACCATTTGGTACACTCCTTAAGGAGACTAGTGCATGGCACAGCCACTACAAAGCATTAATCTAGTTGCTCCGGGTTTCAAGGGAGTCAACACAGAGGACACCCCTATCGGGCAGGACTTCTCTTTTGCAGACGTTGCTGACAACGCTGTAATTGACAAGCGTGGGCGTATTGCGGCTCGTAAGGGTGTAGACCTGTTTACTACCGACAAGACACCTCTTGGGAACAGCTACGCCAACAAGGTTCATCACTTTTACGATGACTCCGGTAACGAAGAAATATTTGTCGCAGGGAACAATCAGATATTCAAGACTACCACGACTGTAGATCCTGACGATACCTTAGTTGACATTACTCCCTCAGGGTACACGGTTACTGGAGACAACTGGAAGATTGTGAACTTCAACGAGAGGGCTTACTTTTTCCAGAGAGGCCTAGAGCCCCTCGTGTACGACGATGCCACAGGCCTCAGGACGTTTGGTGACGCCACTGGCTCACCCACGAATCCTGCTTTGTTCTGTAACGAGGCTCTGGCGGCTTACGGTAGGCTGTTTGTGGTGGACAACGGAAGTGACACACAGACTGTGTACTGGTCTGATCTCTTGATAGGCACAGACTTCTCAGGAGGCTCTAGCGGCTCTATTAACGTGTCTAAAGCGTGGCCTGACGGGTACGACGAAGTTAGAGCGTTAGTAGCACACAACGACAAGTTGATTATCTTAGGTAAGCACAGCATACTTGTCTACGGTAACGCCTTCAGTCCTGCTCTGATGGTCCTAGAGGACACCATTGCTGGCGTGGGTTGTATCTGTAGAAACTCTGTGCAGGGCATTGGTACTGACGTTCTGTTTATGTCTGACGACGGCCTCAGGAGCTTTGGTCGAACGGTACAAGAGAAGTCACTACCTATTTCCGACTTGAGTCTAAACGTAAAGACTGAGTTGATTGCTTCAATAGACAACCGCACCTGTCAGACGGCATCTGTGTACAGCCCAGAGAACTCTTTCTACTTAGTTACGTTCCCAGACCAAGAGTTAACTTATTGCTTTGACTTGAAGGGTAGGTTAGAGAATAACTCCTATAGGGTTACCCGATGGACGGGAGCACCCTTTATGTCTTACGAGCGTAAGAACACAGATGGTACGCTTCTGGTAGGAACAAAGGACGGTCTGGGGCAGTACGCTGGTTACACAGACCAGTTTAACGACTCAGGAACTATAACTCCGCAAAGTTACATCTTTAGGTACTACAGCCCCGGATTGACTTTTGGTGATCCGTCGAAGCTGAAGTTCCTAAAGAAACTCCGGCCCACTCTGGTAGGCGCTAACAGTGCTACGGTTTACGTTAAGTGGGCTTACGACTTTGGTTCTTCTTTCACGACACAACCGTTTGTGGTAGGTGACCAAGTCCCGTATTACTATAACACTGATGGTTCAGAGTACACTGTAGCTGAGTTTACTGGTGGTTCAACAATAAGCAGGCCTCCGGTCAATGGTTCTGGAAGTGGATCTGTTGTTGTTATCGGTCTTGAGTCAGAAATAAATGGTTTTGCTTTATCTCTCCAAGAAATTAACGTCTTAGCACTTATGGGTAAAACATTATGAGCAACTACACAAAGACAACGAACTTTGCCGCTAAGGATAGTTTGCCTTCTGGAGACCCCGGCAAAATTATCCGAGGTACTGAATTTAACGTAGAGTTTGACAACATTGCTCCTGCAATTGCGAGCAAGGCAGACTCAAATAACCCATCGTTCACGGGTCAGGTAACCGTGGGCGACTTAACTGTAACGGGAGATGTCATCATGGACCTAGGTGACGCCGATACTGTTATTATTTACGGAGGGTCCTACTAATGAGTTTGTTAGATTCTATTTTAAAAGGCCTAGTTCCTGACACAATAGGCGACATCTTTGATACTGCGCTTCCCACGGCTACATCTCCTAACATTAGATTCCAGCCGTTTACGGTAACAGGGGCTTCAGGAACGACAAGCACAAACGCAGACGGAAGTACTACGTATAGCCTGACTGCTGAACAGGAGGCGATGCGTCAGCAGTTATTTGGGGGTGCTAGCGGTTTCTACAGGAACGCCATGCAGGACACTGCAGGACGAGAGACGGACATCTACAACAGGATCAGGGCCGCACAGACTCCCGAGGAACAGCGGCAACGCTTGGGTCTAGAGGAACGTCTGCTGTCACAA